GTCGTGGTCGCGGTCGCGGTCGCGGTCGCGGTCGCGGTCGGGGTGACTTAGAGATGTGGGATGATCCTGCGCATGAGCGTGGCGCAGGTGGAGCGGATCGTGAATGGTCCGATCCGACCACTCGGTCGACGTCTGCAGGACCGAGTGGTCGGTGTCGTGGTCGCGCTTGCGACCGCGCTTACCCTGTTCGGGCGTAAGGTCCGGCCATACGCCACGGTCGGCAGTGCCGGCGCTCTCTGCATCCCGGCCGCCGCCTATCTCTGGCACGGCGCCGCGCTCGGCCTGCTCATGCTCGGCCTGACGCTGATCTTGCTTGAGACGGCCGTCGAGAAGTGAGCCTGCTCGGCAATCTGATCAACCGGGCGCCGATCCCACTCACACACCCCGCCCCTGCCGGGGTATTCGCGTCCGGTGGGGCCGGCGGGCAGCAGGCCGAGCTGAACAGCATGTCAGCGGTCGGCACCGTGTTCGCGATCGTGGACCTGCTCGCCACCTCGGTGGCGGCTGTCGAATGGAAGCTCTGGCGCAAGGCCGCATCCGGCAAGGATGAAGACCGGATCGAGGTCACCTCCCATGCCGCGCTCGATCTCTGGGCTCAGCCGACCCGCTTCCATACCCGCCAGGAACTGGTCGAGGCATCCCAGCAACACCAGGAGTTGACCGGGGAGGGGTGGCTGGTCATCGGTCGGGATGATCGATCGAGCCTGCCGCTGGAGCTATGGGGCGTCTCGCCCGAGCGGATGATGCCAGTCCCTGACCCGCTGGAGTATCTGGCCGGCTACGTCTACAGCTCGCCGTCCGGTGAGCGTGTGCCGCTCGGGCTGGACGACGTGATCTTCATGCGTCGGCCGAACCCTGTCGATCCTTATCGAGGTCTATCGCCGGTTGCATCGGTGTTGACCAATATCGGTTCGGCGCGCGCTGCCGCCGAGTGGAATCGGGCATTCTTCCTGAACTCCGCCGAACCGGGTGGAATTGTCGAGTTGCCATCGACGCTCGGGGATGATGACTTCAACACCTTCGCCAAGCGTTGGGCCGAGGCTCACCGTGGCGTCAATCGCGCCCATCAGGTCGCCGTGCTTGAAGGTGGCGCCAAGTGGGTCGGCAACGCACAGTCGATGCGGGACATGCAGTTCACCGAACTGGACCAGGTGAGCCGGGAGAAGATCCGTGAAGCGTTCCGGGTAGGTAAGACGATGCTCGGCCTGACCGAAGATGTCAACCGGGCGACCGCTCAGACTGCCGAGGCCGTGTTCGCCAAGTGGCTCGTCATTCCCCGACTGGAGCGCTGGAAGCAGGCGCTCAACTCCGACCTACTGCCGCTCTACGGCGGGACAGCGCGCGGGCTGGAATTCGACTATGAGTCACCCATCCCGCACGACGAGGAAAGCCAGGCTGCCGAGCGTACCTCCAAGGTGACCAGCGCCGTGGCGCTGATCGGCACCGGTCGCTTCCTACCGGCGGCCGTGCTCGCGGCCATGGAGCTGCCGGAGATCGATGAAGAGGCCAAGCCTGAGCCGTTACTGCTCGAGCCACCGCCCGTGCCCGTCGGGTCCCCGACCGGCGGGCCGGGCGGTGTTTCACGTGAAACGGCGTTGTGGAATGCGAAGCATCCACCCCTGCCGGACGAGGAACACCCGAACCTCAGACCACTCGCCGACGCGTGGGAAGCCGCGCTCGGGCGACTGCTCGACGCGTGGGGACCGATCCTCACGGCCTGGCAACGGAGCCTGTTGGACCAAATCAAGCGCGCCATCGGCGACGGCGACATCGCCGCGCTCGCGACGCTGGCAGTCAGCTCGACCGATGCCGCCGCGCTCATCGCCGACGCGATGGCCGGCGCGGCCGGTGACGGCGCCGACGCCATCGTCAGGGAGGCCAAGACACAGGACGTCACGGCCGATCCAGTGACCCCCGAGCATCACACCCTGGCGAAGATCGCAGGCGCGCTGGCCGCGATCCTGGCCGCAGAGGCGGCGCTCGGGGCCGGCGCGGAGGGTCTGCGCGTGCAGGGACCGGGCGTGTCGGCGACTGACGTGGCGGGCAAGGTGGGCGAGTACTTCGACACGCTCACGGACGCGCGCCCGCGCCAGGTGCTCGGGGGCGCGCTCACGGGCGCACAGAACGCGGGTCGCTCGCTGACACTCATGCACGCACCGGAGGGTGCGGTGTACGCCTCGGAGATCCTCGACGGTAACACGTGCAAGCCGTGCCGCAAGGTCAACGGTCGGTGGCTCGGGAACACCACCGACATGGACCAGATCAACTTGACCTATCCTCAGGGCGCATACGGCGGCTACGTCGACTGCGAAGGCCGCTCGCGCTGTCGAGGCACCGTCGTTGGTGTCTGGCGACCGAAAACGACTGGAGTCTAACTATGCCGCAGCCCGTTCTTCCATTGACACTGGAAGAGATCAACCGCTTTGCCTACCATCCCGCGAACGAGATCACCGGCCCTTTGCACGAGTCGATCCGGGGCCACGCGCTCGGCCTTGCGCAGGCCATCGCGGAGCGAGTGCCTGCCGGTCGTCATCGCGCATGCGCGCTTACGGCTGTTCAGGAAGCGATGATGTGGGCGAACGCCGGCATTGCTTGCGACAGTGCTCAGACTGGAGTCTGATGGCTACGCGATTCGTGGGCGAGCAGGGGTCCGAACTGTGGACCATGCTGCCTCCCGGCGTGAGGAATCGGCGCGCCGTCAAGTCGGGCGCCCGGTCGTGGTTCCGGATCGAGAACGCGGCCGCACCCGAGGCCGAGCTGTACATCATGGACGAGATCGGCGGCTGGGGCGTGCTCGCGTCGGACTTCGTCCGCGAGCTGTCCGCCATCACGGCTGCCGTGATCAACCTGCATCTGTCGACCCCGGGCGGCGATGTATTCGACGGCATCGCGATCTACAACGCACTGCGCAACCACCCGGCCACCGTGAACGTCAACATCATCGGGCTCGCGGCCAGTGCGGGCAGCTTCATCGCACAGGCCGGCGACTCGGTCACGATCGAGCGCAACGCCCAGATGATGATTCACGATGCCGCAGGCTTCTGTGGCGGCCAGGCGTCGGACATGCGCACCATGGCCGACTTGCTCGACAAGTGCAGTGACAACATCGCCGACATCTACAGCCAGCGCGCCGGGGGTCCTGTTGAGGGCTGGCGCGCGGCGATGCTGGCCGAGACGTGGTATTCGGGCCAGGAGGCGGTTGCGGCCGGATTGGCCGACGCGGTCACCGGTGAGGCTGCCGAGAAAGGCGACGGTGAGGACGTTCCGTCCGATGTCGCCGCCTCGTTCGACCTGTCGAGGTTCAGGTTCGCCGGCCGGGCCGGTGCGCCCGCGCCCGTGATCGACCTGGTACCGGCAAGAGGTAGGATCATCCCACCAGAGCGGCCGGACGCCATCGACGGCGCCGCGCTCGCAGATGCGATCAGGAAGGCACTCGTATGACCGTCGCCGCTCCGGACAACGCCGATCAGCTCACCGAGCTTCTCGCCGGACACAGCCTCACCACCCTGTTCGATGAGAAGGGCGCGCCGAAGGCCGCCTTCTCCGAACTGATCGCCGCCTATGTCGACAAGACGCGGAAGGTCGACCCGGGCCTGGTCGCCCAGATCGAGACTGAGGTGCAGCGGGTCAACGCGGAGTGGCTCAAGGGCAACAAGGACGCGAAGATCGTCCGGCCGGACCTCGGCAACGGCGCGATCTATGCCAAGGGTCACAACCCGAAGGCACCCGGCGCTCGACTAGACGCCAAGTTCACCGACTCGGGCCAGTTCTTCGGTGACATCTGGCACGGCCAGCGCGACGCCAAGGCCCTGAGCCGGCGGACCGAGATGGTCAACAGCTACGGCACCGTGGTGCCGGACGCGGGTGGCTTCCTGGTCGCCGAGATCCTGCGTGCCCAGCTCCTCCAGGTGGCGCTGGAGACGGCGGTCGTCCGGTCTCGCGCGATGGTCGTCCCGATGGACTCCCTGCGCGTCCCGTTCCCGATCATCGACTCGACGTCGAACGCCAGTTCGGTCATGGGTGGCCTCGTCGGCTACTGGACCGAAGAGAGCGCCGCGCTCACGGAGAGCCAGGCCACCTTCGGGCGCGTCGTGCTCGACGCCAAGAAGCTCACGGTCTACGGCCAGGCTCCGAACGAGATCTTCCAGGACTCGATCATCTCCTTCCAGGCGTTCATCGATCAGGCGCTGCCGAAGGCGCTGTCCTGGTTCGAGGATGTCGCCTTCATCAACGGCACCGGAGTCGGCGAGCCGCTCGGCTTCCTGGACACCGGCAACGTCGCTTCCGTGTCGGTGGCCAAGGAAGTCGGCCAGGCCGCAGCCAGCATCGTCTGGGAGAACGTCGTCAAGCTGTACTCCCGGATGCTGCCGGCGTCGCTCGGGTCGGCCGTGTGGGTTGCCCACATCGACACCTTCCCCGAGCTGGCCACGATGGCGCTCAGCGTCGGCACCGGTGGGTCGGCCGTGTGGATCAACAACGGCGTGGCCGGCCCCCCGATGACCATCCTCGGTCGTCCCGTGATCTTCACGGAGAAGGCGCAGACCGTCGGCACGGCCGGTGACCTGAACTTCGTGGATCTGTCCTACTACCTGATTGGCGACCGGCAGCAGATGCAGGCCGACACCAGCCCCCACTACAAGTTCGCGAACGATCAGACCGTCTTCCGTGTCATCGAGCGGGTCGACGGCCGGCCGTGGATTCAGTCCGCGATCACCCCCAACAAGGGGTCCAACACCCTGAGCCCTTTCGTCAAGATCGCCGTTCGTAGCTGACGATGCCGGCCCCGGGCGGCCCTAACCTCCCGCCCGGGGCTTGCTCCGAAGTGGCATTCAACCCCCACCAGGAAGGCACGTGAATGGCAGGCATGGAAATGCTCGGCCGGGTGTATGACCTCAGTGTCGGATTCATCCCGGTCGACATGCAGACGGCGGCGAACACCGGGAAGCGGGTCGCACTCAAGCGCGCATCCTCGCTGTCGGTCGTGCTGTTCAAGGCGGTCGGCACGGCGGGTGATGACCCGGTGCTGACCCTGAAGCAGCACACGGCCAGCTCGGGCGGTACCAGCTCGAACCTCGCCTCGATCGCCAACTACTACTACAAGTCGGCGGTCAGCGCGGCGCTCGCCGGCACCGAGACGTGGGTCAAGGTCACGCAGGCCGCTGCCGCCACGATCACCGACCCGGGTGGTCTCGGCTTCTCGGCCGAGTCGTCCATGATCGTGGTCATCCCGGTGTCCGGGGCGTCCCTGGCCGACGGCTACGGGTACGTCTCGCTCGACGTCGCCGACGTCGGCGGCAATGCCCAGCTCGGTAGCGTGCTGTACATCCTCGGCGACCTTGCCGTGCAGCGCACGCCCGCGAACCTCGCGGCGGCACTGTCGTGAGCGTCATCATCCAGGGCAGCCAGCTCCGGACGATGTTGTTCGGCACCCGGGTGGAGAAGTCGACCGGCACCCTGGCGGCCACCACGGTGCCGCTTTTCACCGTCGCCGGTGGAGAGGTGATGCTCACCTCTGCCATCGGCCTGGTCACCACGGTCATCACGGTCGCGAACTCCTACAAGCTCCAGCACAATCCGACCCTGGCGGGCGCGACTACGAGCGACCTGTTCGCCGCAACCGACATCGGGACCACCGACACGCCGGCCGGTGACCTTCTGTCGTTCGATGGCATCCGGGCCAACTCGATCATCCGTGGTGCAACCGGCGCGACCCTGAGTCGTCCGGTCGCGCTGTCGACCGGCCAGATCGAGTCGGTCTCGGCCGGCACGGACGGCGTCATCCTGTGGGTGGTCACGTACGTTCCGCTCACCGACGGCGCGACCCTGGTCGCGGCCTGACGTGCCGACCATCACGGTTGCCGGTGGCGCATCCTTCCCTCCGGAAGATGTGCCACCGGCGACGACCGAGCCCGAGCCCGAGTCGGTGCCCGAGCCCGAGTCTGAGCCTGACCCCGAGCCCGAATCGCGACCCGTCAGGTCGAAGCGCAGTCACGGCAAGTGAGCAAGAGCGGAGCGCGGAATGGGTAAGGCGACTGTCAGCACGGGCGCCACGTCGGCCGGTGTGGTCACCACGCCGGCCGGCACTGCTGCGTCTCGGGTCAACTTCCTGGCCAGTCCGACAGTGGCTGGCGCGACCCTGGGCAGCGCCGTGGCGACCGAGCTTGTCGCCAGCCGGACTGCGACCAGCGCATTCGGTCCTCGTTCGGGCGCCGGTCAGGCCACGAACGGTCTACGCGCCGTCCTGGCGCGCGGTCAGCGCTCGACCTGTATCGGCGTCATTGGTGACAGCACGTCTGACGGGGTCACCGAATGGTTCGGGCTATTTGGTCAGATGATCGGCAACCTATATCCGACGTACACCGTATTGCATCGTATCTGGTCCGACACGAACCAGAACTATGACCTGCCGGTGACCTTGCAGACCGGCACGTCCGGCGAAGGTTATGTCACGACGGCGTCGGGTGGTTATGGCACGCCGGTTACTACGCCGACCGGCGATCTTGATATCCGCGCCAAGATCATGCCAACGGGTGGATGGGCGCCGGGTGGAGCAACCCAACAGACTGTTGTGGCGAACTACGAGACCGCGAGCGGTAATGCCCGTTCGTTCGCGTTTGATCTTCGGATGGATGGCAAGTTGGATTTCGTTTACTCGACCGATGGCACTTCCGGCACGGCCGTAACTAAGACGTCGTCCACTGCTGTCGCGTTCACCGACGGCACGCCCGGATGGGTGCGCGTCGTCCATGACGTCGACAATGGCGCGTCCGGGAACGATGTTCTCTTCTACACATCCACCGATGGTGCGACATGGATTCAGCTCGGCACGACCCAGACCACCGCAGGTGTCGTGGCTCGCTTTACCACGACCAATGAGATTACCCTGGCCTGCCGAGGTCTATCCGGCTTCAATACGTTCCTGAGTGGACGGCTCTATTACGTCGATGTACGGAACGGTATTGCCGGTTATGACATCGCGCCGAATCTGCCAGACATGTGGATCAGACGAACGGGCACGTCAACCATTACCGCGTCCAACGCGCCGACCCTGCTCCTGCTCAACGGATGCGTCTCCGGTCAGAGCATTGTCGGCTATCACAGCAACTCGACGCGCCGAACGAAGGCGCTGTACCCAGCCGGCCAACGGCTATTCATCATTAACTCGGGTCACAATGAGGTCCAGTCCACCTGGGTTGCGGACCTGTCAGGCTATGTCACGAACGTCAAGACGGCCCTGCCTTTGGCGCCGATCGTTATTCTCGGCCAGAATGCGACCTTGGCCGGTTCGTCCCTGGTGGCGGACCAACAGTCGGCCTACTACCGTGCCCAGATCGGCGCCGACGCACTCGCGTGGGCGGCCATGCAGTACGGCGTGTACGGCGTCGATATCTGGCCGACCCTGAATGATCCATCGACGCAGACGGTCGATGGCC